AGTCGTTTGTTGCGTGACGAAGGTGTACCCAATACTTTCAACTTCAACGGCAGTGTTATCTTTATCACTAACTTGAATTTTAGTGACCGTCGTAGCAACAAAATCAAGGCTCACTTGGATGCTTTGCAAAGTCGTTGTCACTATCTGGACCTCACTATCAATAGTGAGCGTGACAAAATGTTGCGTATCAAGCAAGTTCACCGCGATGCTGATGGTGGTTTGTTCAAAGACTATGATTTTGCCACCGAGCAATGTGATGAAATTATCAGTTACATGTTTGACAATCACAACAAATTGCGTGAAGTGTCATTGCGTATGGCATTGAAGATTGCAGATTTGGTTAAGATTAGCAGTAACTGGCGCAATCTTGCTAAAGCAACTTGCATGAAGTAATAGGATTTCACTCGCTTTAGGGGACTTCGGTCCCCTTTTTTTTCCTGTATATTTGACTTTTTGCCTGTAAGTAAATATAATAGCAAGATGGTAGAATTAAAATCAATAGAACAATTACTTTATTTTATGAAAGGTCATATCCATTTAAGTAGGTATGACGAAAAATTCATAGATAACATTACCACACTTTCTACTGTAACAACAAATCAAGTGGTATTATTCCATCGATTGGTTTTTAAATATCGCAGACAATTTACTAAACACGAATTGTTTGTTGAGAAGTTAATTGATTTACCATGGAATATAACTGTAGTAGAAAGTAGTGCCCAATATACTGACGGCCATGTGACAGTTACGGAAGACATGATATATTTCAAGTGTCCGTTTAACAGAAATTTTATTGACGAGTTCAGGAAAATTCCACTAAATAGTTTTGTATGGAATAAACAAAACAGACAATACGAATCACCGTACAGTATTCACAGTCTAAAAAATTTATTAACTGTTGCGGTAAATTTCTTTCCAATCATACATAACTGTGATACTACACAACGTATGTTAGATGAAATAAGTCCATACGAAGATGTTCGTTATTGGCAACCAACTCTAGTGAAACGTAATGATAATTTATATATTTTAGCAACCAATCAAGCACTAGAGGAAGCTCTAGGTGACACAGTGTTAGCAGAAGATAGCGAAACTTTCGTTAAGTTAGCTACACATGGCGTGACTATAGGTCCTGAATTTCATAAAAATGACTCTAGGCTAAAGTTCATGACCGAATCAGTAACTTCAATAGAGGTGTCAGACATAGACAATTTGATTTTGTGGTTAACAGAAATAGAATGTGACATGGTTTATTTGTCTGGTAGCGCATCCTCTATTAATTTATCAAAAATAAAATTATCATCTTGTTTACAGGAAAAAAGTAAAATTCCTTATGTAGACAGTAGAGTAACTACCAATGACAGTAGAGAATATAAATGTCCAGTTCTTGTTAAATTTAAAAAGAACGTTGAGGTAATATATGATCCGATAAAGGTATCTAAGGTCATATACCTTGTAAATTCAAACCCTATTGATATTAAATGAAACAATGTAAACTAACAATAAAAGATGAAGTCAATGTAAAACTAGAAGGCTTAGAACTAAGCGATAGAAAAACATTGATGAAAATGTTTGAGTATGAGATACCTGGAGCTAGGTATCTTCCTAGCGTCCGATTAGGAAGATGGAACGGTAAGGTAAGTTATTTCAGTCTAGGTGGTAGTACATACATCAATCTGTTACCGGAAATTCTTCCACTATTAGACCAAGCGGGCTATGACATTGAATTGGTTGACTTGCGTGATTATCGCACAACATTCGAATTCAGCAAAGTGTCCGAGGAGACATTTAAACATAAAATATGGCCTGCTAAACACGTTATGGCAGGTCAACCCGTTGTATTGCGTGACTATCAGATTGAAATCATTAACAACTTCTTAGCTAATCCACAGTCAATACAAGAAGTAGCAACAGGTGCAGGTAAAACATTAACAACTGCGGCGCTATCTCTAAGTGTAGAGAAGTATGGTCGTAGCATTGTTATTGTTCCTAACAAGGACCTTGTCAGACAAACAGAAGCAGACTACATTAACTTAGGTCTTGATGTTGGCGTATACTTTGGTGATAGAAAAGAGATAGGAAAAACACATACTATCTGTACATGGCAATCACTAAACAACATGATGAAGAAAACTCAATCAGGTGAAGCAGAAATTCCAATCGGAGAATTCATTGAAGATGTTGTATGTGTCATGGTAGACGAAGTACATATGGCTAAAGCTGACGCACTTAAAACATTAATGACTAGTGTATTTGCACATGTACCTATTCGTTGGGGTTTAACAGGAACTATTCCTAAAGCTAAGTTTGAATCGCAGTCATTGTTCGTTAGCATTGGTCCAGTTATCGGTAAACTATCTGCAAGTGAACTACAAGAAAAAGGTGTTCTTGCACAATGTCACGTTAACATTGTTCAACTGAAAGATGATGTAGAGTTTAGTAACTATCAATCAGAACTAAAATATTTAACCGAAGATGGTAAACGACTAGATGCCATTTCACAATTAGTAGCAAAAATTAAAGAGAGTGGAAACACATTGATTCTTGTAGATAGGATCAGTGCAGGAAAAGAATTACAGCGTAGACTAAGTGATATCTTTAGTCTATTGAAGGATGCACCTGATGTTGCATTTGTGTCAGGTGGAACTAATTTAACAGAACGGAAAGAAGAATACGATGACTTTGCGACAGCGACTAACAAAGTTTTTATTGCGACTTACGGCGTCGCCGCTGTTGGAATTAATATTCCTAGGATCTTTAATTTGGTTCTTTTGGAGCCTGGCAAATCGTTTGTTAGAGTTATTCAGTCAATAGGTCGTGGTATCCGTAAAGCAGAAGATAAAGACTTTGTGCAGATTTGGGACATTACAAGTTCATGTAAGTTTGCAAAAAGACACCTCACACAACGTAAGACGTTTTATAAAGAAGCTAACTACCCGTTTGATCTTGAAAAATTAACATATAAGTGATATTATTATAATTATGAACATTTTAACACTGGATAATCAACCATACAATTTAGAGAATTTACCTGAAGAAATAGACGATTTGCGGTTTGCTATTCTTGATAATTCAAACCCCGCTAATGTAGACTATCATTATATTCCTCTAATCTTTTTAGAATCATTTAGTGCCCCTGCATTAGTATTACGCATAGGCAACTCTACTATTAAGATGCCAGTGGATTGGCAGATATTAATTGGTGAACAAGATCACGGTGACTTAGAAACGTTACCATTGACAAGTATCAATGATAGAGGATTTAATGCATTTGAGTTTAACCCACTTACTAGTTTCAGTCCTAGTTTTTTACCTATTGAGATTGTAGATATTTACCATGACGTAACATGGTATGCACCACGATTAAAGAACGGACAATTCTTGTGTGTACCTATTGATGATGGTAATAAACCTAGATGCGTTTACTTTGTAAAAGAGATTAGTAGAAATTGTGAGATTGTAGATTATAGTCAGGCATTTTAATGGCAACTAAGAAACCAGCAGTATCAATAGACGAAAAGTTTGATAGCCAAGACTTTGATTTGTTTGAGGCATTAAAAGCATTAGACAAAAAAGACTATGCATATTATGATAGACTAAGCCCTGAACAACAAAAGAAGTTTGTGCCTTATATGATGTTGTTATGGATGAGCGCAACTAAAGGTAGTGAAGGTGTTCAGCGTTATTACATTATGGCTGTCAATGAGTATGCTAACAAATACTTCTTTAGTGAACTTGTACAAAAGCATCCTAAACTACAGTGGTTAATGTTGTGTGCGGCAAGCCCCGGACTAGGGACTCAGTTTCATCAATGGATCCCTAACATTAAAGAACGTGTAAGTAAGTTACAAGAACCTGCTAAACTCAAAGACATTAAAGAATACTATAAGAAGATTTATCCTAAAGCAAGCAATGATGATGTTCATGCGGTAAGTGAAGCATTCGTGATAGAACACAAAAAGAAATGTTATCTTGCTAGTAAATTCCCCAACATGAAGTTTGATGACATTGAGTTGTTATCTGACTTAGTAACAGACCAGGACATAGCAGAGTATGAAAGAGAAAGTGGAAACGGATAAGCCAATCAAGTATGGTTGTGAATTTTGTAAACGTGAGTTTGCACGTGAGTCTACGGTAGCAAAACATATATGTGAGTATAAACATCGTTGGTTAGAAAAAGATAGACGAGGGAATCAACTAGGCTTTCAATCATGGATGCAGTTTTATAAAAAGAACACGGGTAGTCGCAAGCACAACTCCTATGAAGAATTTATACGTTCAACTTACTACATTGCGTTTGTTAAGTTTGGTACGTTCTGTGTAGATGTAAATGTATTGAATGTAAGTAGATATGCAGATTGGTTATTAAAAAATCAAATCAAAATTGATACATGGTGTAGCGACAGTACATACACTAGATACCTCATTGAATATTTAAGGCATGAGGATTCAATGGATGCAATTGCCCGAAGCATTGAGACAACAATTGAAAAAGCAGAAACAGAAGGTATTCGAAGTTGTGACTACCTTCGTTATGGTAACCCTAATAGAATCTGTTATCAAGTAACTTTGGGTAAAATATCACCGTGGATGCTGTATCATAGTGACAGTGGTAGCCATTTCTTAGATACATTAAATCCAGATCATGTTAAAATCATTATAGATTATATAAACCCCGAGCAGTGGGCCTTAAAGTTTAAGAAGAATCCAGATGATGTTAACAGAGTTAAACAACTCCTCAGAGAAGCCGGCTACTAAAGTCACGCTTGAATGGCGTGAAGGTCGTGATAATATAGAATCATGGAATGAAATCTGTGCATGGGCTATAGAACAATTTGGGTTGCCGGGTAATAGTTATGAGTGGCATCCCACTGAAGATTACATGGAGTTCTATTTCTTTAATGAACAAGATGCCATTCACTTTATGTTGAGGTGGTCATGAATTCCGCACAAAGACGCAAACAAAAACGTGAGCATCCTCATGTTATAAAAGTAATTGCTACCACTTGGAATCCCTATTATATACATGATGAAAAAATAGAGGATGCTCGTAAGTGGTGCCAAAAACATTGCAAAGATAAGCATCGTGTTATAACAGGTTGGGACCATGCCGAGTTTAAATTTGTTAATCACAAAGACGCAACAATTTTTGCATTGAAATGGATATGAGATTGCGAATTAAAGCCCGCATAAGAAAGTATCTTGCTGAACGTAAGTTGAAAAAGAGTGGATATCTCACTTGGCAAAGTTATAGACACAACCGTGACGATAATGTGTGTCGCTACGCTGACAAGGTAAGTGACTTCTATTCAGGCTACAAGTACGTTTACTGTGACGATAGCCAAAAAGGTTACGCATATCAATGCGTAGCTGATTGGGGGCCAGGTGGACTTAGATTCGGGTATGAAGATATGCGAGATTGGTGTGAAATTAAATGTAGGTTCAGATATCGCATGGACATTCATAGACTATTAAAGCAAACTGGCTTGGGTGTAAATGGTGAAGAGTATCCTGAATGGTACTTTAATGATGTTGGCGGTACAGACTATGTTTACTTTGCCTTTCAAAATGAACAAGACTACATGCATTTTTTGTTGAGGTGGCAATGACGTTAGAAGAAGAATTAATTCAACAAATGTCTAAAGAAATACAACAAG